GCGAATTGTCCCCATGACTGAGGAGCTACTACAATCCAATCCGAGTCATAATCTGGATTTTTAAATTTGCTAATTTACGTAATTAAAGTACCTATTAAAGAGCATCCGAGAGGGTGCTTTTTAATTTTTACTTTAAATTGGATTGATTCAAATAGGAGGATTTAAAATGCCAGAAGAATATAACGGAAAATTTCTTTTTATCTCGAATGTAAGAACAGAAAGCGGTTTAGTACCTTCAATGTTCGCCTATGACACTGAAAGAGAAGCAGAAATCAAGTATCACCATGAGGTTGAGTATGGACTTCAGAATGCGGATATCATCCTTGCTCATTACATGGTGGTAAATGAGTATGGTGTTAGGTCTGCTTATCTTGAGAAGATCATTGATAATCAGCCTGCTCCGGAACCAGAAACAGAACCTACAAACGAGAATGATTGATTCAAAGTGAGGAATTTATGTTTACATCAGGACAGATTTGGAGCTTTTCAGTTATACTTATAGGACTTATCCTTACGATATTAAACATCATAGAGAAAATAATCCTTTTGAAAGCAAGATCAAAAGAGCCACAGGCAAAGTTAGAGAGCAGAATAGTTGTTCTTGAAACATGGAGACAAGAAGTGAATCAGAGACTTGACAAGGATGAAGAACACTTTGACAAGATTGATGAAGGAAACAAGGTAACACAGCAGGCGCTTCTTGCATTAATGGATGCCGCTTTGTCAGATGATGGAAGTAAAGGTGAACTGAAATCAGCTAGAAGAGACCTCTATGAATATCTGTCAAAGAAATGAAAGGAGATACCATGACACTTAGTGAGTTCTTGGCTGCTTTAAAGAGTCCTAATGTTCAGGTTGTAGTTACTGACTTGCAGGATGTTGAGATATGCAAGATTTTTGCATCTTCTTATACAGCACTTGATGAATCGGTCAGTGAAAGGACTATAAACAGGTGGACAATCAAAAGCGCAACACTCTTAGAGATTGTGCTTAATGATGCACCTTAATTATCAAGAAATAAATTTTTCCATCAAAAAAGACCGCTGAACACTCTCGCAAAGTAGAAACGGTCTTTTTTGATACGTAACTTTGATGTTAGAGCTAACCGTCTATCGGTAGCATCTTTCTACAACATAATAGCACAAAAGCACTAAAAAGCAAAATATTCCATAATGTTTGTAAACCAAATCATTCCCCCATGATAGGTTTGCTAATATTCTACAAGACATCTATGTTTTACCGCATAGGTGTCTTTTTTGTCTGCTAGGCAAAGCTATTTTCCTCTCACTAGGGCGTATGATGGTCAAACATCATGCGCTCTTTTTCGTGCGCCAAAACGAAGACATACTATTAAACCTCCGGGTGCGTATCTGTCAAAGGATGCGCACTCTTTCACGCTCAGATTTATTCTGGGCGTTTTTTATTGCCATAAAAAGAACCTGAGAGAACAGTAAACACGCCATGAAGTTAGAGAAAACTTCAACAAAAAACACGAAAAGGAGAACACAAAAGATATGAAGAAAGAAGTCAGAACCAACGAATTGTTGCCTATTAACTTGCAGTTTTTTGCCGAGGATGCGGCTGAAGGAGCAGATGAAGGCTCTGTATCGACGGACGGAGATGCGAAATCTGAACCTGATGAGGGCGAACCATCCAAGAGTTATGAGGATGCGTTAAGTGAGATAGCAGCAGCTAAAGCAGAAGCTAAAAAGTTAAAGGCAGAGAGAGACGCAGCACTTAAAAAGACGGGTGAAATTTCCAAACAGCTAAGAGCAAAGATGTCTGAGGATGAACTGAAGGCAGAACAGGATGCACAGGCTAAAGAGGAAAAAGAAGCTCATATCAAGGAGCTTGAACAGTACAAGGCAGAGAATGAAGCACTTAAACGCTATAGGCTTCAGGGAATGTCTGATGAGCTGGCTACTAAGGCTGCAAAAGCTGAGATAGAGGGTGATATGGATGCGCTTGCTGATGTTCAGAAACAGCATACACAGTCTCTTATCAAGGCAAAAGAAGCTGAATGGAAAGCATCTCGTCCGCGTGTAAACGTTGGCGATGATGAAGATTCTTCAATGACAAAGGAAGAGATTTTAGCAATTCAGGATAGGGATGAACGTACCAAGGCAATTGCTAAAAACCTTGCTTTGTTTACACAAAAAGCATAAAAGGAGAATAAAAAAATGGCAGCTGAAAACAATCTTATTAAGAAAGCCGATCTTGCCAGAGCAAGAGAGGTCGATTTCGTCTATCGCTTTACTGATAGCATCAAGAAACTCGTTGAGGCTCTTGGAGTAACAAGAACTATTCCAAAGGCAGCAGGAACATACCTTAAGGCTTATAAGGCAACCGGAACTCTTCAGGACGGACTTGTTGCTGAGGGTGATCTTATTCCTCTTAGCCACTACAAGACTGTACCTGTTAACTTCGGTGAGATTCCTTTCAAAAAGTGGAGAAAGGCTACATCTGCTGAGGCTATCATCGAGAAGGGCTATGACCAGGCTGTAACAATGACAACTGATGAAATGCTCAAGGATGCTCAGAAGGGCATTAAGAAGTATTTCTTCAATTTCTTGTCGCAGGGCACAGGTCTTGCAGCAGGAACAACTTTCCAGTCAACACTTGCAGCTATCTGGGGACAGCTTCAGGTTCTTTATGAGGATACAGAGATTGCAGCTGTATACTTCATGAACCCTCTTGATGTTGCTGATTACCTTGGAACAGCTCAGATCACATTGCAGACAGCTTTCGGTATGTCCTATATCGAGAACTTCCTTGGACTTGGAACAGTTATCCTTAATTCCAATATTCCCAAGGGAACAATCTATGGTACAGCAAAAGAGAACCTTGTTCTGTACTACATCCCTGTAAACGGTGCTGATCTTGGAGAGGTATTCCAGTTCACATCTGATGAGCTTGGATATATCGGTATCCATGAGACATCTGATTACGACAACATGACAGCAAAGGATACTGTTGTTTCAGGTATCGTTCTCTTTGCTGAGAGAATCGACGGTGTTGTTGTTGGTACAATCGGTGGTTCTATCACACCTACAATCACAACTGACGTTGATGAGATTACAATTCCTGTTGGCGGAATGGATACAATCCATGCTAAGGTTGCACCTGCTGGAACATCCTTCACATGGACATCTGATGACACAACAGAAACATATGTTAAGGTTACTCCTGGACTTAGCAATGCAGATGTTGTTATCACAGGTGTTGCAACAACAATTTCCGGCGGAACAGATTCACCCGTTACACTTACATGCACAGCAGGCGGCGTAACAAAGACTGTAACTGTTACTGTTTCAGCTAGTGCTTAATAGAAAGAAGGGGAAGGCGTATGCAGTATGAAGTAATTAGGTACTTTACTGATGCGCAAGATAACGAGCATGCTTACCGCGAGGGAGATATCTTCCCTCGCGAGGGGCATACCGTTTCGAATGCGCGCATAAGTGATCTTCTTAGTGGGAACAACTTTCAGCGTGTGCCTCTTATCAAGCGCGTGACAAACACAAGCGTAAAGAAAGAGAAGAAGGCTGAGGAAGCTAAGGAATATACAGCAGAAGATATCATGAAGATGCCTTACATGAAGCTTAAATCTCTTGCAAGGCAGAATGATGTAGATGTTAAGGACAGGGAAGCTGTTGATATAAGAAATGAACTTATTGAAAAACTGGGGTTGTGATTATGACAAAGAATGAGATGCTTGATGAGATTTTCGAAAACTTAAAAGTGGAGATAAATGCGGATGATTCTCAATCTGATAAGGTTAATGAATCTCTTTTAAGATTGAAAGTCGATGGAGCATATCGCGATGTCAAACGGGCAAGGAATTATCCAAGCCATTATGCCGAAGCATGGGTTGAGAATGATATGCTAAATTATTACACCAACATAGAGGCAGTAGCAAGGTATGACTACAACAAGGTAGGAGCTGAAGGACAGTCTAGTTATAGTGCTGATGGTACAAGGATTGATTATATCAAGCGAGATAGTCTGTTCAACGGAGTATATCCTATCTCAAGATAAGGAGGGCTTATGAGAGTTGCAAGAAGAATAAAGCAGCGTATGTATTATGCACTTCTTATAGGTAAAGAGCCTATCTATGAGCGTGATGATAATGGAAATATCATATATAGGATTCATGACGGAGAAAGGATTCCTGTCGAGACGGGATATTTTGATGATATATATTCTGAGCCTATTATGTTTTTTAATTCAATCTCAGGACAGCTTACAGAAAACGAATTGCAGGCATTTGGAACACAGAATTTGGCAGATGCAAAGATGACTTATAAGAGAGGGCAGTACCCATTTAAAACAGGTACTCTTATTTGGAAACAGTCAGAAGTAAAACGCAAAGAAAATGGAGAGATAGATCCATCTTCGGCTGATTTCCGAGTGATGGGTGTCATGAATGAAGGTCAGCTCTTTTGGAAAGCCATGATGCAAGCGGTATCAAACAATGAAAGTTGAAGTGTTTCTTAATGAGAAAAGTGTAAATCATGCCATAGGCCAGCTAAAAGCATATCGCGATAGTCTGGTTGTAAAGAATGAGCAATTCGTTTATGAACTTCTCAATATAGGTATAGAAGTTGCAGAAGAACGCGTGGGTAAATTTGGCAAGTACATATCTTTTACAAAGAAAGGTAAAGGTGGATTAACTACCATCGGTTATCTGATAGGTGAGGACACTCAGAAGATAGTTGCTGAATGGGACTATTTTGGAGAGAAAAAAACCGCTGTTCTCAGTCCGCTTTTACTTGCTGAATTTGGTAGTGCAACAAATGCAGAGGTTCTTTTTGATGTAGAAGGTGTAGGTCAAGGAACATTTCCCGGACAGACACATGCTTTTGAAGAGTATTGGTGGTATAAGGAATGGGATGATAATGGTAAAGGTAAATGGAAGAGAGGGCGTGGAATTACACCAACTCATCCAATGTATCATGCCAATATGAAGATGTATGAGCAGATTTACAATGTAGCGAGAAAGGTGTTTAGGAGCGATGGTAGATGAAACATGGTATGACAAGATTGAATCTTATATATTGACCATTCTTAAGTACGAGCTTGTACAGAAGTCTTCAGCGCCATTTCCAAAGCTTACCTGTACTACTTCTAATCAGGAAGAGTCGCTTGAATTTGTTGGCAATTTCCCAACTATGTACGTACATATGTTACCTCCTTACGAAGTAGGAAGGGATTTGACTAACGAAAATGTCAATGGCATTAGTTG